GGCAAGGGCCATGAAGAAGGGATTAAACCTACGCTAGGGCATTTGAGAGGATCGCACAGCATAGCCCAGTTGAGTGACATGGTAATTAGCTGCTCCAGAAACCAGTCGGGTGACGCTGGCGAACGTAGCCAGTTGCAGTTAGGTGTACTCAAGAATAGATTTAGTGGCTCAACAGGGGATGCCGACACCCTGCTCTATGACGAGAAGACTGGTCGCCTAGTACAACAAACAACTTTCTTTCAATGACTCTACTAATAGATGCTGACATGCTTGTTTACTCTGCCTGCTGTGCAGCAGAACAAGACTTTAAGTTCAACGACTACCAGCACGTACTCGTATCAGATGAACGTGATGCGTTGGACTATGTAGCTATGAAGCTAGAAGAATATCAGTCCATCACTGGTGATA